GGACACCGTACCGCCAGCCGCCCCGCCCGCCCGCTCCACGTCGTTCTTGCACTGCTTGTAGCTGGTGCGGATGCGTCCGTCCCGGCCGGTGCGAGCCGCCCAGCCCGTGTACCACTTGCTGTCAGAGTTCCGACGCTTGGTCCACGCCATGTACTCCTTGGCGTACGGGTGGCCTTCTTCCACCAGCCGCCTCAGCTCCGGGATGTCCAGCTGCGGGGCCTTGGTCTTCTCGGTCCGGTTGGTCGGCTCCAAGCCGAGGCCGTTCTTGCCCGCGCACTCCGGGCAGTTCTTGTCACAGAAGAACCCCAACCACCACGTGGCCTCGGCAGCCGAGTTCCGGCGGGTGCGGTCGATCTCGTGCAGGCACACCGGACCGTAATAGAACCGCTTGGCCTCGGCAGGCTTGGCTGGGTTGAACGGGATGCCCATCGCCGCGATCTGGTTCTCGTCGCGGAGCTTCTCGCCCTGCGCCCAAGACTCCGCCACCGCGTACTCGACGCCTCGGCGTTCCATACGGTAAAGCGTGGTCCGCAGCTCCATCTCGGCGATGTACAGCGAGTCGAACTTGGGCATTACCGCGCCCTCCTCGCGGCTGTTTTCCTGGTACTCCCAGAGCCGGTACAGGAGGTTGGTATCCTTGGCCGCGTATCGGCCCATCGCGCCGCACCAGGGCAGCAGGTCGTAGCGCTTGGTCAGGCCCGTTCCCTGCTTCTTCAGTTCGGCTGCCAGCTCGTACGCCTCGTCTCCTTCGTCCTCACCCCAAAGCCTACGGGCGGTAGGCTTCAGGGCGGCGGGGTGCATCGGGTCGATCAGCTGCTTCTGGGTGACCATGGTGCAGTGAACCTGGCGGCGGGTGGCGGAGGTCGTAAGCGGTTCCAGCGTCGGCTCCATCATGTGCAGCTTCTGCTTGCCGCCGACCACCCAGGTTCCCGGCTCGCTGTCCAGGTCCCAGGCGTACGCGCCGTCTACGATCGTCGGGTCGCCACCTGCCCCCGCCCGCATCCCTGCCCGGAACTGGTGCATGTCGTGAGCGCTGTTGTGGATGCCGAGGTTGTCCCTCCGGTCGAGCCAGCCGATCAGTTTGGCGTACTCGATGGCCGGGAGGTTGGGCGCGGCGTTGTCCATCGTGACCGTGTAGTCCAGGGCTTTGCTGGCCGAGGCCAACATCTTGTCCTGGAACGCCTGATCGATCGGCGTGAACTCGCACACGCCGGTATCGGGGTCCTTGACGGGGGTGCCCGGCTTGCCGATCAGCGGCCCTTGGTCGAATGGCCAGGCGAAGTCCACGATGTCGCCCTCGGTGCCGTCAGGGTTGGGCCACCGGAAGGTCACCGAGATGACGCTGATTCGGGCTTCGGGCTGCGCCGCCCTGCTGCCCGCCGGGATCGGGTCGCCGTCCACGAACAGGCCGGAAGACTCGGTGTCTACCGCGACCTTCCAGCCGCTGGGCAGCTCGGGCAGGACGTCGCCGCCCACCTCCACGTAACCCCAGTCGCTCGGGACCGCCCGCCCGCCGTTGGCTACCCGCGCCAGCGGCCCGAAGTTCTCGACCACGTCGGACAGGGTGCGCTCGCGACGCTGGTCGCCGTCGGCGTTGGTGCGAACCAGGAACGGCACGCCCCCGTCCCATTCGCCGGAGAACCGCCACCCCCCGCCCTCGTTGTCGGTGTAGTTGGCCTCCAGCCCGTATACGATGCCGTCGTACTCGTGGCTGTCCGCCTGGGTGCTGTTGGGCTCGTTCATTATCGGGTCTCCTCAACGATGTGCTGGCGGATGATGCCGACGCGGTCGCTGTGCGACTTGCGGGCGCGCTCGTTCTCGAACGCCGGTCCCTTGGTGGTGACGATCGCTAGGTGCGCCATCGGCAGCTCGACGCTGGTTACGGTGCCGTGGTCGGCCGCCAGCAGCTCAGGGTCGGCCGTGGTGTAGACTACCGCCGCCGTTCGCCTGTCGATCTGGGTTCGGTAGCGGACACCAGCTACCGGGGGCACCGACTCCAGGGGGCGGAACCCGCCGGGAGCGGCTGCTTCGTTGGCGGCCTCGTGCTCCTCCACCCTGGCAGCACCGTAACTGCTGCTGCCCATGTTGTGAACGTCGGCGTACTTCTGGGCTGCCACCCGGTCGGCCACAAACACGGCCACGATCTTGTAGTCCGAGTACGTGCCCGAGGTGACGATGAAGACTTTACCGGCGTCGCCGTCCTTGGGCGTCAGGTTACTGGCGCGGTCGACGTCCTCCTCCACCACCCAGGAGGTGTCCGCCACGTCCACCTCGGGGAACTCGAACGGCGGGAGGGGGCCTGACGCGCCCTCGGCGCGGGCCATCATCGCCACGTAGAGCGTGGTCTGCTTCATCCACGCTACCGGGTTTTCCAGGGCCTCGCTGGCCCCCCTCTCGAACTCCAGCGTGGCTTGCTCGCTGTTCGGCGTCTGGATTTGGGCGAAGTAAACCCCAGCCAGCTTGCCCGCGCGGTCTTCCAACCACTTAGCTGTGTTGGCCGCGTGCTTGCGGTCCATTTCCGACACCACGTGCGGTGTGCCTCGGGAGTCCACCCAGACGTTGCCCTGATCGAGGAGTTGCATTCTGTTTTCGCCTCCGTCATTCCGTGCCGGGAGCTACCGCCCCAGCCTACTAATGGTAGTCTATCATGCGATTTGCTTGCCGCGCAAGCAGCCCGCTTCGGACACAGGTCGGCCCCCAGGCCGGTGTAGGTCTGGGGGCCGGAAGCTGCTGCGGTCAGTAGGAGGCCGAGACCTCGACTGCCGACGTGTTGGCCGCGTTGGTGAGTTCGCCGGTGTCGACCACGCCACGCCTGTCCTTGTACATCGACTGCTGGCCCTCGGCGTCGCTGAGGATGCCGCGTGCCATGTCGACCACCATCGGGTCGGAGGTCGCGTCGGACATCGACAGATAGGCAGTGGCGGCGGTCTTCTTCATTTCGCAGAGCTGGATCATTCCGTCCAGGAACTCGGCGTCGAGCGGAGAAAGCATCGTGACAGGTCCTGTCTCTCGGGGGTACGGCCGTACGTGGGAGCCCGCGCGCATTCTACCATGGCCGCCCCCGGCATCGGCAGCTAGTTTGCCGTCCACCCCAAGCGCAAGCAGGTCGCCCAGAACCTGTTGCCGTTTTCGTCCCAGGAGGGCGGACCGCCCTTGACGGCTGCCAGCCGCAGGTCCTCAGACCGGTTGCGCAGGTCGCCGGAGTGGGACAGTACCGCGTCGCCCTCCAGGCTGTACGCCACGTCCTCCAGCGTGCGCGGGTCCGAGCCGTCCGCCCGCCATTTGGCGAACTCGTCGCACGCCTGCTTCCCGTGCGCGTCTAGCGATGTGGTCGGCCGGTCCAACGGAGCAACTCCGTGCCTCCCGCCACCCCCCGTCGCGATCCCCCCGATTGCCAACGCCGTTATGGCTATCGCGTACCAGCCGAACTTCTTCATGTCCCCACCCCTAAACACGTCGGGAGGCCCGGCCGGGTGACCGGACCTCCCAGGAATTGTACCACGGACAAGTTACCTGCTTTGCGGCAGGCTCATGCAACCAGGGTAGTGACCGCACTGGTCGCAGCAGGTGCCGCAGTCGCACATCGAGCTGCGGGTCTCGTGCGCCAGCAGCGTGGCGAGTCGTCGGATGAGAACCTTCATCACTCAACGTCCTTAGTGATCACGATGGCCTGGCCGTTGTCGAGGCCGTCCATCAGTTTGATGACCAAGGTGGCGGCTGCCAGCCACTCGTCATAATCGAACGATTTGAACTTGTCGTCGCTGCGGTAGTGCTTCAGCAGCGTTTCCGGAATCTTGACCTCGTCCAGCGTTCCCCACTCGTTCGAGGACGTCTCGGTAGGCGTGGTCTGCCAGACGTTGATGTAGCTCACGTTGCCTCCTGCGGTTTGGGGGGCCGACCGGGCTGGTCGGCCCCCGGGGGGTGCTACTTCGAGAACTCGGCCAGGTGCGTTGTCATCTGGTTGGCCTGCCAGCGCTGGCCCTTGGCGCGACTGTCGGCGATGAACACCAGGCCGCTGTCCTCGGTCGTGCGCACCAGTCGGCCGATACCCTGGGTGAGAACGGTCAGCATCGCGTCCCAGTAGGTCTGTTTGCCGTGGATGCGCTCGACCGCCTTGGCCTCCAGCGTGGGAACGCCGTAAGGCATCTTCCAGAGGCAGACGTTCCGCAGGGCCGGGCCGGGGATGTCCAGGCCGGTGAACAGGGAGCGCACGCCAGCCAGCACCGCGTTGCCGTTGGCCCGGAACTCCTCGACGTCCTGCTTGAGGCTGGCCGGGTCTTCCTTGGACTGAACGTAGACCTCGGCCGCGATCTCCGGCCGGAGTTCGTAGTTGATCAACGGCATGACCTCCTCAAGGTCCTTCCAGGAGGTGAACAGGATCAGGGCGCCACCCCCCGTCGAGTTGATCGCGTTGGCCACCTGCTTGGCCCGCTGGTACGTCGAGTCGCGGTCGTTGCCCCGCAGGTTGGAGATTACCAGTCGGGACTTGGAGTAGTCGAATGGGTGGCCCACGTTGTCGATCTTGGCGAGGTCGCCCACGCCCAGCCGACGAGGGTCGGACGCCGGAATGGTGCCGGACACCAGGATCGAGGGCTGCCGGGTGAGCAGGTCACGGAACAGGAGCGCGGTGTCCACGCAGATCCGCCGCAGGTGCGACTTCGGGTCTTCGTACGGCGCGGTCGGCTGCAGCTCGATGGTCGAGATATGCTGCTCCGACTCGCTGACGAAGTCCACGAACCGCATCAGGACCTTGGCCTCCTTCTGGTATTCCTTGGCCAGGCTCGGCTCCTGTCCGGCGGTCTCGGCCCGGGCCAGCAGCTCGTCGGCCTCGGCCTTGGCTTCCCGAGCCAGGCTGATGATATGGTCGTCCCGACCCAACAGGCCCTCGGTCTGCTTGTTGTTGAACATGGCCAGAGTGGCGTTGTCGACCCACTCGCGCAGTCCGTTGACCAGGTCGTAGACCTTGGACCCAGGCTTAATTTCGTCCGACTGGCAGGCTCGGCCGACCGCCTCGACCTCGTGGCACTCGTCAATGAGAAGCGCCCCGGCCGTCGGCAGTAGCTGGACCTGGCCGCCGGTGAACGACTGCACCAGGTAGTCCCACACGAGCACGTGTGCGTTGGTGATAACGACGTCGGCCGTCTGCGCCTTGCGCTTGGCCTCGAACGCTCCGCAGTAGAATTTGCAGGAACAGTATGGCTTGGGCCCCTTGCAGTCGCACTCCCAGGGCTTACCGGTCTCGGTGCAGCCGCGCGAGTGGCCAGAGTGGACGTCGCAGCTGGGGTTCATCACCCAGGCGTTGTCGGGGGTGCAGTCGAGAGCACCCGGGCAGCCGTAGGTGTAGTCGAGGCCGTGGTCAGCCCACTCGACCTTTCCTCGGGCGGTCAGGCGGTCGTACTCGTCGCGGGCGTGCTGCTCTCCGCCGTTCTCCTGAAGCGCGCGTGCCTGCGTACACAGGTAACGGGAGCGCCCCTTGACGTAGACGAACTTGCCGCCAGCGGCCTTGGCTACCCGGGGCGCGTCCTTGAGAACGTACTGATCGATCAGGCTGTTGTTGGGGCAAACCACGATCGACGGCTCGCCGGTGTCCAGGGCGGCCTCCAGGGCGGTGGTCAGGATGGCGAACGATTTGCCGGTGCCCGTGCCCGCCTGGACGAACTTGACGCCGCCGATCTTGTTGTTCTGGCGAATGATGTCGACCAGCTTGGACTGCTGCGGTCGGGGCAGGAGCCCCATCGACTCCATTGCGTTCTCGAAAATCTCGGCCCCCATGGGGAAACTTCCTTCTTGTGAGAATGACCCGGCCGGGTGCGGCCGGAAATACCAGTGAATCATGGAATTTGCTTGGGGTACAAGTGCGCCCCCGCCACCCCCGCCGTCGGGTCGCTCACAGCAACAGTTGGCGTGGTTAACGAGGGCGCGGACTTGTCAGACTGCGAGCATGTCCCACCAGATCAGGAAGCCGCAGATCAGGATGCCCAGGGCGAGACCCGAGCCGAGGACGATGCCGACGAGTGCAGGCCAGATGTCGTCCCAGCGGACCAGCTGGCCAGCGCGCCGCAGCCCCGTCCTGGCGCTCCGTGCCATCTTCCGCAGCCTCTCGCGGCGGGTGGGGGCCGGAGGACTGGAGGGCTCCTGGGAGGCCCTCCGGATGGCACGCCGGACTCGGCGCATCTGCAAGGTGTCGTCGTGGGCGGGAAAGGTCGGGAGGTTGGGTTGGGTTTCATCGCTGAGGAGCATTGAGCGACTCATTCTCTGGAAGGCCGGAAGGGCAACGATCACATCCTATCACGGTACTTGCCTGGCACACAAACCACAGGGGGGTAACGCCACCGGGAGCACGAGAGGCACGACGTAGAGAAAAATCACAAGCTGTGATCGCTCTCCACTCCCTGAGCCGCGCAGCTCCCGGGGTGTTACCCCTGTTACCCTTATATATAATTAATTAATGTCTTGCGAAAAATGACGAAGTGAGAGGCTATTACTGCTCAGTAACTTGCGTCTTCGTCATGGTAACGCGGGTTGGCTGGGGTAACGTACCCATTCCCCCCTCTGAGGCTGTTACCCCCCCAGGTTGCGCGGGAAGCAAACTCACTCTCTGTTACTGTTCCCCGGGGGGGTAACACGGGGGGTAACGGCCGCCGGTGTACCCCCCCGGGAGCCGTCCAGCAGGCACCGCCGGAGCGGGCCAGGAGAGCCCACGGGAGCCCCCGGGAGACCGCCGCCGGTACCAGGCGCCCGGCAGGCCGTGCCAGCCGCTCCCGTGCCCGCCGGAGACACAGGGGAGCCCCCGCCACGGGAGGTGGCGGGGGCTAATCGCGGGGCGGGTGGCGCGGGCTACTCGACGTCGTCCATCGTGGCACCGACGCGGTCCATGACCAGGGTGGCGAGCGCCCCCTCAAGCGAGCAGTAACGAGCCTTGGTCCCGCTGTCGCCGGAGCGGAAGGTCCACTTCGGCTTACCTCGGGTGTCGACGTCGTTCGCTTTCAGCTCAGCGCGGATGGCGTCCTCGGTCCCGAGCTGCTTCTCTCGGGCCGACAGGCCGCCGCGCGCGCGCCAGGCATCCGCCAGCTTGGCCGGACTGACCCACACGGTGTCCGCCTTACTGTCGTAGAACGCTGCGATGTGACCCTTGGCCGACGTCGGAATAAGGTTGGAGCGAAGGAACCACGGCACGATCTCGCCGATCGCGTAGTTGATGCTTCCCTCGTCCTGCTGCAGCCGACACCAGGAGTCGACCCGCTCGATGTGGGTCGGGTCGTCGGTGATCGCCGCGATGATGCGAGCGCCCATCCGGATGATCGCCATCTTGTCGCCGTGTCGGCCGTTGGTAGTCCGCAGGTTCTTCAGCTCCGCCAGCATCGGCGCTTGCTGATGCACCAGGCCGACCAGCGTGCCCGCCACCTTGCTCATGGCCTCCGGCTTGCCGTCGTCGCTGTACTTGCCGAGCATGTCCTGAATGTCGTCCCACTGCGGTCGGCTGGGGTCCTTGGTGGACTTCCGACCCTTGGGCGAGGTGACCTCCAGGGCGATGGCGCGGTCCCTCATGGCCTTTTCCGACATTACCGAGCCGAGGCCTTCGCCGGAGACCACCAGGGGGCACAGCAGCTGAACCGTCTCAGTCTCCCGGCGGTCCATGCCCTTTTTGGACCAGTGACCCTCAGCGGTGAGCTGCCGGATCATGTCCTGCAGGTCGCCGATCTCGGTCATGTCGTCCAGCCAGGTGATGCCGTTGCGGTGTCCGGCCAGCGCGTCTCGGAACGCCGGTGCGGTGTAGCGGCCGTGACCGTTGGTGTTGCCCGCGAGGGCGACCATCATAGCAAAGAAGCCGGTCGACTTGCCCGACTCCGAGGGTGCCTCGATCGACATGAACGGGAACTGCGAGGTCTGGAACCTGCCCTTAAGCAGTGCCATCGCCCACCAGGCCGCGAACACAGACGTGACGTTCTCGTCCTGGTAGGTCAGAACCTCGCGCAAGACCTCGGCTGCCTGGGCCGAGTCAACCATGCCGTAGAAGTACGGGGCCCAGGACGCCAGGATCGGGTCCGGAACCGAGCCGTCGTACGGCCGGAGGCTGAGGTTGACGTTGTCTACCACTCCCTCGTGTGTGATGAATTCCTTCAGGTCGCTGTTCCACCCCAGGAACCGCACGGCGTTGGACGAGTCGGCCTTTTGACTCTTCAGGTACTTCGCCAGCCGCGTGCGGTGCGGGTATCCGCTGTACTTGTCGAACGGAACGGGCAGGATGGTGGCGCCCCGGATCGCCAGCCACTGGGACAGCTTGGAGTCGGTGGCGAACACTGCCGGGTCGAGCTGCACGCCCTCGTAATCGTGGTTGTCGGTGTGCAGGTCGACCGTGTACACCAGGGTGCCATCGCTGGCCCTGGTGATCGACCGCACTCTGATGTCGAAGTCGGCCCACTCGCCTGGCACCAGCTTCTTCTCGTCGCCCGAGCCGATCTCGCACTGGGTGAACAGCCGGGCCCCGTCGCCGATCAGCCAACCGTTGTCCTGGTTGTGCGTCTCCGGCTTGTTGTGTTCTGAGTTCCAGATGCTCTCGACCGTCTTCATCAGCGCGCTCTCTTCGATCGGGTCCGACGACGCCCAGTTGATGTTGAGAACGAGGGCGACGTACCGATCGTAGTAGCGCCGTTCCGATTTGGCCAGGTACCCCGCCACCCTGGCCAGCCAATTGTTCCCTCGACCTGGGTCGTCGGGCGGGAGCATCAGCTCTTTGGCCAGCGTGGATCCGGTCGACGTTCCGCCGTTCTCGCGGGCACTCTGCTGTTGCGGCTGGTTCTCTTTGCGGAGGATGTCGGGAGCGTCCTGCAGCTCGCCCCCCAGCCACTCGTACACCCGGCCGGTCTTGTGGACCGACGGAGGCATGACCACGCCACCCCCGTCGCCCCGGAAGTCGAACCCCACCTGCTCGTCGGAGTGACCGGGCCAGGGGCGCGTGTCGTCCGCGCGGATTCGGAAGTGCAGATGCTTTCCGCGACCGGTGGTGACCTTGAGCGCGGTGTTGAACACCACCTCGCCCAGCTTGTCGCGCCAATAGGTCTCGGACTGCGGCGTGTCCAGGTCGAGGACAACGCGCTTGGACACCTGGCCGGTGGCGAGCCACAAACCGTAGGTGCCTGTCTCGTAGGTGTCGGCGAGCTCAGGGAACGTCGCCCGGCCGACCTGGACCCACTCGGATTGCCAGCGGATGCCGAAGTCCGTCCCCGGGTTCTTCCCGCCCTTCTTCAGCGGAAAGACCGTGAGGCCGTCGGCCGCGTACTCTCGCCAGATCGTGCGGATGTTCGTGTCTACTGCTAGTCGAACCATCGGTTTGGCTCCTTGAAGACGGGCCAGCCCCCGCACCCTGTCGGGTCGGGGGCTGGCCGTTCACAGCGTGGAGGTGTTGATCCGACCTAGAACATCGGCTCGTCGTCGGACTTGCCGCCCTTGGTGGCGGAAGCCGTGGCCGAGGCCGCCGCGTCCTCGACCTCGGTGTTCAGCGGGAGGAGGTTGCCGATCTCGTTGCCGAGCTGTCCCTGGCGGGCACCGCCGTTGATGGTCTTGATGGTGACCATCGCCTTGACCCGCCTGCCGACGAGGTCTTCGGTGTCGGTGTCGACCGGGACGCCGAACGCCTCGAACGTCTTCTTCAGCATGAAGTACGCCTGCTCGGAGAGGCTGGTGTTCGTCCAGAAGCGACGACCGGCGAACTCCTGCTCGACGCCCTCGTGCTCCTTCGGGACCTCGAACGTCCAGCGCCAGTACGGGCCCTTCGCGCCTTCCTTGACGTCCACGTCCTCCATCAGCTGGACGATGTAGACGCCGTCCGGAACCGGCTTGAACCCGTCCTCGGCGCTGTCGACGGCCTTGGCGGTTGCGGTGTTGAGCTTCGGCATTTTCTTACCTCGTTCTGTGTGGGTTGTGCTTGGCAATCTGTCTGCCCCGTGACGGCTGGGCATCGCCGGTGTTGCTTTGCTGGCGGAAACCGGGCGGTTGTGACGCCGCCCGGCCCCCTACTGCCCTACTACCATACCATAGGGCTTGTTTGGCGCGCAAGTCAGAGCGGGTTTCAGCCGATCGCAGCGGTCTCGAAGTTGATCTTCTCGACCTTCTGATCCTCGGACGGGAGTTCGCCGATGCGAACCAGCCGCTGCCTGACGTACGGGTCCAGGGCAGCGTGCGCCTCCGGGTCGTCCGCCCGCACGTACTCGACCATCCGGTCGAAGGTGGGGTTGGGGAAGATCTCGGGAGTGGACCCGGTTCGGTCCTTGCCCCGGAACTTGCCGACCGGCCGCGTGATCGCGGTGAATCGGCTCCGGTCCTTGGAGTCGCCCTCCTGCTGCTCGGTGTACGCGACCACGTCGACGTATCCGGCCAGGTCGCTGGCGAACGCAGGGGTGAGCGCGGGCCGGTAGAAGACTTCGCCACTCCCCTCCTTGTCCACGTCCCGCTTGGCCAGGCAGACGAACGCGGTGTGGCACGGCAGGTCGCGGAATCGTCGGCAGATGCGCCGAACCATCTCGGTCATCTTGCCGTACTCGTCGCGGCCGACGTCGAACGGGTCGTCCGGGTTGGTCGCGCCGGAGGCCCTGGCCAGCCGTTCCGCCTTGGCGTGCCTGGCGTCCACGAGGGACTCGATCAGCTTCTTCTGGATCTCGGTCATCGAGTCGAAGACCGCGCCCGCGAAGAACGTCGGGTCGTCGTCCAGCTTTTCCTTCATCTGCCAGTACAGCGCGTCGAGGTCGTTGTAGCTCTCGACCGTGTAGGGCAGGATGTTCTCGGTCGGCACGCCCAGGCGTTGCAGCGGGCGCTTCTTCAGACCGGCCTCGGCGTCGATCACGACGACCTTACCGAGCAGCGCCATGTGAATTGCTGACGTGGTCTTGCCCGAGCCGGGATCGCCGTAGTACATG